CCAGATCGTTGTCGCGCGCGGCCAGCCGGAAATTGCTGGACTCGCTGTCGGAATGGAAGATATAAAAACTTCCTCCGGGCTTCAACACCGATGACGCACAGGCAAACGCATTGTCGAGGAAATCCCGGAACTTGCCGTCTTCCATATTGTCGTTCTGGATGGTGAGGCCGTTGCTGCCGGTCAGTGCCACATTATACGGCGGATCCACAAGATAGAGGTCCGCTTGCTCGCCGCCCATCAACTTGGCGATATCTTCCTTTTTGGTGCTGTCGCCGCAGAGGAGAAGATGTTCGCCCAGCCGGTAGATTTCTCCCCGTTTGCTGACCGCTTCCTCCGGGACTTCCGGGACGGCGTCCGGTTCGGTCTCGCCTTCGGCGATGGTATCTTCCGCATCGCCGTTCAGCAGTTTGTCCAGCTCATCGGCATCGAAGCCCAGCACCGACAAATCGAAGTCGGCGTTCTGCAGGTCCTTCAGTTCCATCGGCAGCAAGGAGTAATCCCATTCGGCAATCTCGCCGGTCTTGTTGTCGGCGATCCGATATGCCCGGACCTGCTCCGGCGTGAGGTGTTCGGCCACGACTACCGGGACTTCTGTCAATCCCAGTTGTTTTGCGGACAACCACCTTGTGTGGCCTACAATTATGACCCTGTCCTTGTCCACAACGATAGGCTGCTGCCAGCCGAATTCTTTGATTGACCGGGCAACGGCCTCGACCGCTGCATCGTTGATACGCGGGTTCTTTTCATACGGACGGATGTCCGTGATCTTCATATTGGTGATGTTCATGTTGTTTCCTTTAGGGTTACGATTGTTGTTGAAAAGGTTGCAGACGTGCCCGGAAAGACACGTAAAAGCCCCGCTGTCGCGCGTTACAGACGGATTGCGCGCGTTGCTTGTTCACTCGCAAGTTAGTCAGGATAAGGAATTTACGTTTTTTATCGTCGGCAAGCAAGTCTGCTTAATAGGTCGAGTCCTTCCGCGCGCCCTGAGAAAATCCATTGCAAGGGGGGAACCATTGAGTTTGAGACCACTCCGGGCCTCGCCGCCTCATTTTCGGTCCCCTGGGCGGCAATCGCGATTTCTGCTATGCAGAATCGCGTTTCCGTCGATCTTCCGTCGATCTTCCGTCACTTTTTCTGCGCTGGCATGGGGTCTTCAGAGTCGGGTATCCGGGCAATCGGACTCATCCGGCTGTAAATTCCCCAATTCCCCGATTCCCTGTTATAATGCGCAAAAGGGCTGAAAAGGGCCAAAAATAAGAAAATCCGTGTGTCATGGGAATTAGGGAATTAAAGGAAGGAGGAGTTATAAGTAAGTTATTATTAGTTGTTTATCTTATCTCTTCTCTTCCCCGCATACTTCCTTAATTCCCAAAGTGGTGCTCCATTTTTTCGGTCTTTCCCGTGGGAATCGAAAAACGGACTTTGGAACAGTTCGGCGGTCAGCGCAGGAGATAGAACCGGGTCATGCTTGCGCCGGTTCCCTTGATTTCGTGCGTGATCGTGCCGTTCTCCTCCAGCGTTTCGATGATCTGCTTGAACACTTCCTTGGATTCGTGCATTCGTTTCAGCAGAACGCCGTGGGCCACGCGGCCTCTGGCTTCGCGGATGTAGCGCACGGCTTTGCGGCACTTCTCATCGAACTGGTTCTCGAAGGAGTATGAATCGACCATAAACAGCATCTGGTCGGTGATGTGTTCCACGAAAGCGGCCGCCCACTTGACGCCGGGAACTGTGATGACGGGCTTGACCGGATTCTCGGAGACGGCGTAAAGCATGGAGAGCTTGCACACCTTCTCGAAGACGCGGGCCCAGAACGCCATTGCCTCGTTGCGCTGTTCGGCTTCGTGCCGGTCGTAGATGCAGTCGTATTTCTCGTTGAGTTTCGACAGCAGAGCGTCGGCGTCCGGGAGTGCCGGGATCAGCATCGGAGCGGGATTGATGTCGGTCAGATTGCCGGACTGTCCGTATTTGCCGATGATCTCAATGGTGCGGGAGATGGCTTCCGGGATGCTTTCGCCGGACGGCTTGCGTCCGTGGCCGCGCTTCCCGGCGTCTAGAATCATGCACCGGGCGATGAGGCCGTTGGCAAGCACACGTTCGGACAAAGCCGAGTAAAAGAACTTCGGGATGGCAGTGCCGAGGATGACCAGATGCGGATTGACTATCTTGCGGTCGTCGTCGGTCTTCGTACCGTCATTGTTGCGTATGGAGAGTTTTCTCATTTTATATACTCCGTTGGACGCTCCGTAGAAGCGGAGCAGTTTTTCCATGATACTCTCTCCGCGTCCATCGCGGGAAAATTTCAGGGAGTTAAAGACTGTGTCGAACTCGTCGATCTCGAAGAGCATGGACGGGTGCAGAAACATGGCATCCTCCAGACCTTCGCCGGATCCGAAGGACTCGGCGATGCAAGCGCCAAGGTCGTGCTGAATGGCGACATTCATATTGACCTTGCGGGGGTGGTCCTTTCCCGTGCCGCTGTTTGCCAGCGCGACGAGATAGATGTTTCCCCGGTTGTTGCGTTCATCGGTTATCTTGCGGCCGGTGAGGAAGGCGAGGAAAGCCAAGGCGCTGCAGAACGCCAGAATGCGGTTCGGATACTGTCCGGTCCGCATGGTGTAGTCCGCATATTCCGTGATGAAGCCCGGAACGGCGAGCAGTTTTTCCGGAAGAGGCGCGAGCATCGGCTCCTTGTCCGTCTTCGGCTCGACCAGTGACGGCTGTACCTTTGGCTTCTGTTTCAGAATGCCGGAGATGTCCACGTCCGGGAGCGGCTGTTCCTTCCGGTTGTGACAGCCGGGTTCGCGCAGTTCCCGGAGCTTGTGCCAGTCGTTGCCGGCGCAGCTGTTGTGATGACACCGGAAGGCTATTGCCCCGTTTGCCTGCTGGATCAAAACGGCAGACCGGTTCCGGTGTGCATCGTTGAAAGGACAGACGGGGAACACCCACTTCCTGCCGTCTTTCCAGACCTGCGGCTGACCAAGTTCCGGACAGTGCCGGAGGATCCAATCGTCCAGATTGAACTCGGATATTTCCCTCGGTAAGGAGGTGGTCGTCTGCTCACTACCATTTGGTAAGGAGGTGGTCTCCGCAGCATCCTTCCAGGAGGCGGCGATTTCCATCTGGGAGGGGGTGACGATGCGGAACTTCTCCGGGACGGAGAGGATACGGGCCATGCGGTGCGGCCGCGATGGAACGTCATCGCCCTTGCAGTTCATCGTGCCGGGGAGGCGCCAGATCCGGGCCGGATTGAACACCGTAAGATCGACATCAACCTTGTCGTCCCCGGCAGTCGCGATTCCCGCGATGCAATGCTGGACGAGATCGCCATCCGCGACAGGGAGGTCGATGCGGTACATCATCTGCGCCCCGTTGCCGGAATCGATCAGGATCGGATCGGGCCAGCCGGAAGCGGCCAGCCCGGACCGGATTTTGCATGCCATCGACAGAGCGGCTTCGTGCTCTGGATCGGAACTCGACACTCCGGACACCCGCTTCGGATCGCAGTCGATGAGGAGCCAGCGACGGGACAGTATGTCCGTGTCGGCGGTGGTGGCCTCCCGTGTGATGCCGCGCAGCCGGTTGCAGGCGCGGGCCAGCAGGTCGGGATTGACCGGATTGACTGTTGCGTATGCTCCCCGATAGGAGCGCAGACGGCTGATCGCTTCGGCGGCGTCCGGGATGTGTTCGTAATCGAAATACCCCGACTCCATATGCGGCCGCATCCATTCGGACGTGACCGCGTCCAAGACCCGAACTTCGAAAACATCATCCTTCCGGAACCACAGGTTCAGTGTCGTGACGATGCTTTCCTTATCGGTTTTCACGGTGCTGCGCCTTTCTGACGGATGCGGAAAAATCGGGAATGCCGAAGATGACCGTCGGCTGCTGGTCCAGGGGAACGCTCATGATAAGCCGGGTGAATTCCAGGAACGCGGACAAGAGGTTTTTCGCGGTCTCAGCGGAGTTATCCGGGAACACCTTCGGGTAGACCTCCGACTGCAGCCAGCGGTGAAGCACGGGGGCTTTTCCTCCGTGATTGCGGAAGAGGATCTTCTCCACGTCCTCGCGGGGGACCAGCCGGACGACCTGCAGGCCGCCCGGAGTCTTGATCCGCTCGTAGAGGGGCTTGTTTTCCGTGTGGATCGCCAGCTGACGGTTCGGGTTTGAGAAGCCCAGGATATTGCAGACGTCCCGGATGACAAAGAGGGGCTTGCCGTCCTTTTCCACGATGCGGACCGGATATTCGTTGAACTTGAATGTCGTGACGTTACTCATTGGTTTTCTCCTCCAGATTTTTCAGGAAACGGATTGAGGATGCGGCGGTATGAACCGCCTCGGTGATGATTGACTGATACGAAGTGCGTTTCTCGTCGCGGTCGTTGGCGGCTTTCAGCAGTTCCCCGGCTTCCTCGACCGGGATTGCGGCCGCCTTGACCAGATCGGCGGGCCAGACGGGGTGAAGTTTCTCGGCGCGGTCGATTTCGGCCATGACCTGAGCAAGGATGGTTTCAATTTTCATGCGTTTCCAGCTCCTTTGCCACCTTGACCATCTCATCCATGTGCATCCGGGCCTGTTCCCGGACTTCCTTGATTTTCTCAATGAAGGCGTCGCAATCGGCGATAAAGGACTCGAAGCACTGCTTGTAGTCCGTGCCGGAGCCGTGCGGCGGCAGCAGAAGGTCATAGTTGGAAAGGTAAAAAGACGGTTCCTGATTGCCCTTCTGGTTTTTGGTGACATGCCAGCGGCCGTCCGCGCTGACCATTTCCTGCTGCGATTCCTGTTCGGTGATTTTCCATTCGATGCGTTCCATATTATTTTTATCCTTTTGATTTTTGGTTTGACTGCTTGCATTTTTCAACATCAAATGCTACATTATCCGGGCTTTGATGGAGAAAAAAATGAATACCTGTGTTGTCGAAATTATGAATGTTCAGAACGATGCGGGAGAGGTTTTCAAAATGAATGTTCTTTCCGATACAGTTGAAAACCTCACCAGAGGTGGCGTGAAGATTTCCACGCCACATTTACGGTATTATATTCCCGATTTGGACTTGCCCCTTGTTCCGACTGACGAGGGTGTTTTCCAGACCCTTGACGGTTCTCGCATCTTCCGGAAGGTCTGACAGGAGAATCCTGTCCGATTGAACATATCCATCCCGGATCATCATTTCGGGAAACAGAAGAATCTGTCCTGTCTCCGGGGCGAAACCGAGATGAAATTTGTATTCATCCCTCGGGACAAGCAGTCCGTTCGTCTTTCTGCCGTGGGCATAGTTGTCAATGAACTTGACCAGTTCTTTCCGGGAAGAGCTCGTCGGGGGAATCTGATCCAGCCTGATGCTGAAACTGATTTTCCTGCCGGATTCATCTTTATGGCATTCCGCAGTCAGAATCAGACATCCGGAATGATCCGGTTCGACTGAAAAGCTCATTTCATTGTCTGGAAGCAAGATCAGAGTCATTTGTCTTTCTCCTGAAGTGTTTTTGTTACTGAGCGCCAGCCCTTGGGATGATACGGGGTGTCGAATACCCATTCCCCGTTGCGGAACAGATACACATATTCCGCCCAATAGCTCTCGTGCGCATTCGCCAGAAGCTCGTCTGCGGATTTCCATTCGTCGGGCGCTTCATACTCTTCGCCGTAGTCGCGGTGATAGGCGACGCAGACGTCCTGCGCCTCCGGTTCTGGATCGTCCTCCGACAGTTTGTCGCCGAGGGCGGAGAGGTTGCCGAGCACCAGCAGTTTCTCGACGCGGTCCGGCGTGGTGTAGTGCTGCGTCAGGCAGATGCCCGCGCCGTCCAGATACATGTCGAAGTGGACGTAGATCGCCCGGCAGGTCTTGTCGGGATTCTCAATAGCGATAACGCCTCGTGTGGACATATGCTTACTCCTGTTCTTCGGGTTCGTCATCATACCAGGTGGTCAGCGTTGCCAGCGAGAAGCCGAGTTTTGCAACGGATTCCTCGATCTGATACTTGACTTCCGAATTCCACTCCGGATTCTGTTCGAAGGTGAAATCCAGTTCTTCGGTTACGGCCTCCAGCAGGTTCAGGCATTTCGCCAGACGTTTGCGGGACCTTTCGATCTTTTCGGTGCAATCACGTGCCATTTTATCCCTCCGTCACGTTTTCGGGGTTGTCTGTCATTGCTTCTTCGCAGTCGTCGAGCCGTGCCAACATCCGGGCGTTGTCCTCGATCTCCTCGCGGAACTCGCGGATCTTCATCGCGATGAATTCGGGCCACGGATATTCGGAGCCCTCATCGTCTTTCGCCATCGCTGGCGGCGTCGACGCCATGTATGCGAGGATCTCACGCCAGAGCATGTCGTTGATGCGCTGGCATTCCTCCCGTTTGCTTTCGATCTCATTCTTTCCGATGTGGGAAAGGTAGCCTTCATGCTTGTAGTAAGTTCCCCAGCTCATAGAGTGTTTTCCTTGTTAAGGGTTGATAAGTTGTCATAAAATGTCATTTTCAGCCGATAACGAACATTTTATTATCCGTTATCAGAATGGAATGTCGGCGAGCTCGTCATCCTGGGCCACGCCCAGATCGCCGGGACTGTTGGAGGGATATTCCGATTCGATCTCGGCGGAATCGTCCCCCGGCTCCCGCATTACTGGGCGGTCTTTCAGCACCCAGCGGGTGATACGGTCGAACTTCTCTCCGGCGACAGAGCGCACGGTAATCCGTTCCGGGGCGGCGAGAAGCCCCTGGTTGGCCAAAGCGACCGCCTCCCGCGCGGTGTTCGGGATCGGACAGCCAAGGGCGGCCCGTTCCCGCCACCATTTCAGGAATTTCTCCCTTGCGTATCCGGTGTGCTCCGGACAGACCCACTCCGATTTGAAATCATCAAAGCCGACCTGATAGTCGATCCGCATGGTGCGCGGCGTTCCCGGTTCGGCGTAACGCTTCTCGTGGACGCAGTAGTAGACGTCCTGCACGTCATAGTCCGTATAGTCAATCTGCCCGGAGATGATCCCGGCGCTTGATGCCTTATCCGAGAGATTGCTCTTTTCGGATGGCGGAAACTCGAAGCCGCACTGCGGACACTTCGCGTAGGCCGCGTGGATGAGCGCCAGACACTGCGGACACTTCTTCGCCGGGGCATCGCCGCCTTTCCCGGCCCCAGGTTCCTTGACGCGGATCATGTCCAGCGGACCATGACGGAGAATGTTTCCCCCGAAGTCCAGGAAGAGACATTCTTTTTTCCCGGTTCCCGGGGAAAGCCGGAATCCCCGTCCGGCGCATTGCAGAAGCAGACCCGGACTTGCAGTCGGGCGGAGCATGACCACACAGTCAATGTTGGGAACATCCAGTCCTGTGGTCATGACGGAGACGTTGGCGCAGTATTTCAGCGGCGGCATCGGGGTTCCGAACAGGTCGGCTGAAACGTTTTCGCCTCGCAGCCGGGCGATGATGTCGGCGCGTTCCTTTGCCGGGGTCTCCCCTGTGACGATGGCGCACTCTTTCCCGGTATATAGTCGGATTTTCTCCGCGACATTCCGGCAATGGTCCACCGACGTGCAGAAAATCAGCACGGTCTTTCTGTCGACGGTCAGATTCGCTATTTCCCGGCAGGCCGCATCGGTTACTTCCTCCTTGTTCATAGCGGTCTCCACTTCATCTGAAATGAATTCACCGCCACGGATGTGCAAATCGTCCAGATTCGCCTCGGTTCTTCCGGCTCTGGAAACCATCGGGGATAAATACCCTTGAGCGATCATTTCCTTGATGCCGACTTCATAACAGATCTCATTGAGAATGTTCTCAGGCTTGCAGATCAGACCGCCTTTGAGCCGGAACGGGGTCGCTGTCAGCCCGATCACCCGGACATGCGGATTTATGATCTTCATATCCTTGAGGAACGTCCGGTATGTGCCTTCCCCGTCAACAGGCACCATGTGGACTTCATCGATGACTATCAAATCGAACGGGCCAAGTTCACATGCCTTGTTGTAAACGCTCTGGATACCGGCCACGATGACCTGTTCGCTGGTGTCGCGGGATTTGAGTCCGGCTGAATAGATGCCGATTCTCAAATCCGGGCAGAGCTTGCGGATTTTTTCCGAGTTCTGCTCCAGGAGCTCTTTGACATGGGCTAAAATGAGCACTCTGCCGTTCCATTTTTCGACGGCATCCTGGGTGATTTTCGCCAGAACAATCGACTTTCCCGATGCTGTCGGCAGCACGATGCAGGGGTTGTTGTCTTTCTCCCGCAAGTGCCGATATACCGCTTCGACCGCCTCCTGTTGGTATGGACGCATACAAAAAGTCATATGCCTCCCTCCTTCCACGTGTCGTGAGTGCAGATCTTGCTTATCGTCGAGGGACTCACCCCATACATTTCTGCCAGTGTTTTCTGTGAAATCGCGCCACATTCATATGCTTTGCGGAACACTCTGACTTCTCTCTCACTGTATGGAATTTTCGAAGTGTTGTGCTGATTCTGCGAACGGGTCACAAAACGGCAATTTTCCGGGCAATATCCCAAATCGTTATTGATTCTGTCTATTTGAAGTCCGGGGCGATAACCATGTTCTCTGCACCAGTTAAAAAAACTCTCCGGATTTCCAAGCCATTCCGCACAAATGGTAATCCCTCGACCTCCATATCTTGGAAAGCTATTATGCTTTGGATTATAGCAACGGGATTTCATTGAGTGGAGGACATCTGATAACCCGGAAGTTTTCTCTTTTATTTCCGCTCTGGATTGTGCCGCCCTCACTTTCGCGCACGTTTTGCAAATATTGCGGTGGCCGTCTATCAGCCCCTTATCCCGGTGAAATTCGCCAATGGGCAAAACCTTGAGGCATTTTTTGCATTTTTTAAGGTTTTCCTGTCCCATCGCTTTTCTCCGCCGTCTGGATGCCCGCCGCGATCAGGTTCTTCCGGATCACGGCCTTGATTTCGTTCAGCCGCTTCTGGGAGATCCTCATGAACCGGCGAATCTCGAAATCATCGTAGTTTTTCACGTAGAGGTAACAAACGAGCCGTTCCTGATCGTCGTTGATACCCTTCAAATAGTCCTGCACGATTTTGCACCGTTCTCCACCGTTTTGTCTCCGTTCCATTCGTTGATCCTTACAAAAGCCAGCCCATCGGGAGGCATAGGTTCTCGTCTGATGATGGTCAGCCGCTGTATCTGGCTGTCATCCTCGTAAAGTCCGGCGTGTGTGAACGTGTCCAATAAGCATTTAAGTGAATTGTCCACGTCCCGTCTGCGGTTGTCCGGGGGATAGAGCTCGATGAAGAGTTCCACCGGACCGGTATATTTCGCCACCCGGTCTGTATGAAACCGGGCGACGATCTGCTCGCGGTATTTTCTGCCGTCACGGGAGATGAGCACTCTCGGTCCCACGTGACGATAGTAGTGATTCACGCTCGGCGGCCACGGAAGTTCAAACTCCCGCGTCATTTACGCGCCCACGGCGGGGCGGACGGCGCGGTTCCTGGAGTCGGAGCGGCAGTTGCGGCCGGAACCGCAGCATTCCCCGAAGCGGTTTCCTTCGCCGCATACCCCTTGATTTCGTTGACAATATCTCCGTCCGGGGTCTTCCGGCACTTGACCGTGATCGTCAGCGGCAGGTTGTGCAGTTCCACGGAGTCTCCGGGCTGGATGACGTTGACGGCGTGGCAGATCGCCGAGAGGTCGGCGCGGGCCATGCGGACGGCATCCGCATTCGGATTGTTCAGATTCAGCCGGGTCCAGACCTTGCGGTTCTTATATTCCCCTTCGATGATTTCGAACTCCAGCTGCAGATATTCGCCGGTTCCCGCCTTGTTCGGCTTCATATCCGAATCGACAATGACGGCCTGGTATTTGCCTGCGGGGATTGCCTCGAATCCGACCGAGGGTTCGACTTCGTTCGCGTTAAAATTGAGAGTAGCCATAGTGTTTTGTCTCCTTGATTACGCCAGCACGGGCAGCGGCTGACGGTTTTTGATTACGGGTTTGTCCGGGATGCGGTTCGGCTGGACGACTGCCGGACCGGACGGACAGTTGAGGTGTTCGAAGTAGGTCAGGAACGGCATGAAATCGTCCTTGATCATCCGGCACTTGCAGCCCTGCGGGATGCTGTGTCCGCACAGATCGCAGGTCAGCTGACGGTTTGCCGTGATTATTTTTTCGGACATTTCCCCACCTCGAACATCTTGCGGTCCTTGAATTCCGCCTGTTTGCCGCGATTCCAGTTGCTGACCGGCCGGAAGTATCCGCAGACGCGAGAGTAGATTTCGCATTTTTCACTGCACATTGCCATGATTTTCCTCCAAAGTTTTCTGGTATGCATTAATAAAAGCGGTCCACGACAGGGGGATCTCCCCTGGCAGGCCGTAACGGTTCTTTGCGATGCAGGCCGGGGAGCCGACCGTGCGGATGATGCGTTCGCCGCCGTCTGCACCGATGGGGGCGGCAATCGCCCGGTCGCCGGAATCCTTGGTAACGCGGAAGCGTTTGTTCGCAAACAAGACGGCATCGACCCATTCCGCGATCAGGGACGCGGCGTGCTTGTGAAGTCGCGGCGTGTAACGATCATAGGCGGCGTTCTCAGGGTCTTCGAACCTCTCCACCTTGGCGTGGGCGACCAGAATCACCATCATTCCGCGCTTGTCGCGGAGTTCCTGAAGCAGAGAGATGACCTTGCGCCAGTGGGTGAGCGCATGGACATACCCTTTGCCGTAACCGCCATCGGCTTTCTCGATGGAACGGACGCCGTATTCCCGGCAGACTTCGTCGAAGATCAGGCGCTCCAGCCAGTCGGCCGAATCCACGACCACCGTCTGGTAGTCGTGCTGTTCGTCCCGGAGCGCGGTCAGCTGCGCCAGCACTTCGGCAAGGCTGTGCGCCAGCGGAAACTTGCTGCAGTCGAGTTCCCCGAGACCGTCCTCTGTCTGGACGAAGATCGGTTTTGGCGCAGAGGCTCCGAAGGTCGATTTTCCGACTCCCTCGCTGCCGTAAATCATGATGCGCGGCGGCCGGTTCTCGCGACCGGACTGGATTGTTTCAAGCATTCCCATAGTTTATTTCTCCTTTCTCAGCATGTTTCTTTTTCGGTTGTTTCCAAGGGCAGAGTTTCCATCGCAGCGTTTATTCCAGAAACACATCTTGCAATCAGCTCCCGGCGCTCCTGTTCGCCATACCGGATTTCCGGGTATTCCTGGATTTCCCGCTCAAGCCTAGCAGCGACCATTTTGATGATGCTTTCCTCAAGCGCCTTCAGTCTCTCCTTTTTCACATCTGCGAGTCTGATTTCCTGAACAGGATGTTTCTCGACGCGACGTTGCTTCATCGTTTCATTGTAGGCTTTGTTGATCGTCATTTTGCCTGATGCAACGGCGGCCTTGGTCTTGTCGGAGCCATGATCTTTAACTGCGCGGAGACGTTCCACTTTCGCACGGGAAATGTTCAGCAGGTCGGCCGTCTTCTGAGCCGTTTTCCCCGAAGCCTCATGTGAGGCTTCGGTGTTCTCATTGCCGCCCTTCGGATTCCGCTTGTCAAGCTCATGGATGCAGGTGTAAAGTTCCGCATCGGTCAGATTGCGCCGGTGGCTCTGGGACTTGATGGCATATTGCAATGCCTCATCTTCGCTCTCGAACTCTTTCAGTGTGATCGGAACCTTGGTCAGTCCGATTTTCAGAGCGGCTGCCAGCCGGGTGTGTCCGTCGACCACCGTAACTTTGTGCCCGGCCCAGATGATGATCGGGTGGGCGAAGTCATATCCGTTCTGCTTCATGTCCGCGGCGATTTCATCCAGCAGATTTTCCCTGATCGGGAAAAGATTCTTGAAGGGGGCGGCGGTCCGAATCGTCAAAGTATCCATCATGGAAATTTTGGCTTCCATCACTTCACCTCCGGGAGGGCTTCGGTGTTGTTCCAGCGGAAGACGGAGATGTCTTTCCCCTTGAGAAATGCGTTCCATGCCTTGGTGTAGAACGCCACGGTTTCCCGGACGGTCAGTTTGTGTCTGCTCATCAGATTGTCGATCAGCTTTGTCCGCAGCGTCATGATGGGATGACCGGTGTAGAGATTCTGCCCGGTCTTCAGCATCCCGGCGAAGGTCTCCGCCCGGCCCGGATTTTTCCGGAGGAACAGGTAGATACAGAACGCCATGTGGGATTTCGTGAAGTGATGGCATCCGGTGTCGGCGATGGTCGCGGCCTGTTCGATGAGCGCGGTGTTCTCATCGTAATAAACTTCCAGCACGGGATTCCGGACGGCAATCTTTGCCGAACTGTCCGACAATTCCGCATCGAAGTTGTCGTAAATCCAGGCGAGTTTTGTAAGAGTTGCCGCTGTGCTTGCATGCTTGGAACCTTTGATCTGAAGCACGTGCCGGAAAGTCCGGGTAACGCCGCTGTCGATGGTTGCAATCGCATCCTTGCTGACGTTGAAGACGATCAGAAAAGTAACCGTCACGCCTGCTTCGATGACCGCCCAGAGACGATGCTGCCCATCCAGCACGGTCCCGTCTTCAGCGATGGTGATGGTCTGTCCGTTCTGCTGCCATTCGCCGGACTGCATCGCCATTGCATACCGCTTCATGGTAATCTGACTGATGTTGCGGTTCATGGTGTTCTTTTCCAGCATTTCAGCGGCCATATCGGGATTGACTTCGACGAGTTTTGCAACAACTTTCTTCATGGTGTTTTTTCCTTATATGTAGGTTTTTTATCTTGGATTCAGAGGGAGTCGATGAGTCGGATGTCTTCGTAGCCGGTGGGCCAGACGCCGGTGTAGAGGCACTTCTTGTAGCGCTCCAGCGCGGCCTCATTGATCCGCTCGGCCGTGTCGAGGACGTCGCCGGTGAGCTGCCACACGCCGGTGGCGAAGGGCTCGTTCTTTTCCACGGCAATGATGTGGATCGGAACGGCGATGCCGGTCACAACGCGGATGACGGCCCGATAAAAGGCCAGCTGGAAGATGTATCCGTAGCGGCGACAGTCGGATTCGAACCACTTCAGACTGTCGCAGGTCTTGAGATCGACCAGCCCGGACTCCGGCGAGAACCAGTCCATGCGGATTTGGCAGGGAACGCCGCAGTATTCAGCCCGGACAACGCCTTCTGCCTCTCCCTTGGCGAGCAGTTCGGACGCGGCAGCATGGAGATGGACGCTTTTCTGAAGATTCAGGATGAATGAATAGTCCTTGCCGGATACGATTTCCCGGTCCTGGGTCGCCAGCCAGTCGGCATACGCTTTGGTTTTTGTGCCGTAGGCTTCGCCGGTCTTGGGGTTGATCGGACCGTCCGAGACTACAAAATCGCGGTCGAAGGTGGTGCGGCCTTCCAGAATCAGGCTGTGGGCGGCGCGGCCCAGAATGAAGGCGGGTGTGTTCTTCTGTTCGATCTCGCCCGTGATCTTTTTGCGGAAGAGAGCCGGGGATTCCCGGAAGTCGGCCAGAAGATGGCTGGACATGAATTCTCCGCTGCGGCTGCGGGCATGGTATTCGCCCGCCGGTTCGTGGATGATGAAATTGGTGTTCATGGAGGCTATGCCTTTCTGTGTTTCGTCTGCACACATTACATATGCAAAAAAATCAAAATCGCTCACTCTTTTTTTGAATTATTTTTTCAATCCAGCTCGGATAAAGATTTTTCTCAAAGCGGGAATATGATATTTATAGAGAGTTGCAACCGGAATGTTGAGAGACTGTGCAACACGATTGATGGAAAGGCCATCCATCAGCGACTCACAAATCTGTTTCTGAATTGGAGAGAGCGTATCCACAACGATTTTGACATCTTCTGCGAGGAGATTGCTTTCCACATTATTATGAGTATAGTCCGCAGAAATTTCTTCGTTCAATTCCGTCATTGTCCGAGATGAAATGGAACGCTGCGAGAAATATTTTCTCCGAACTTCCTTCATGGCCGATCCCAGGACAACTCGCCCCAGAAAAGTGTTTATCGAACTCTTATTCTGGTCAAATTTCGGGAGATGCTCATTGATTGCAATCCACAGCTCCTGCCGGATGTCGTCATTGTAACTGGCGAGCATCGGATACTGACGCACAGTCATCTCAACGAGAGTTTCCACTGATTCACGGACGTATGCGTTTGCATACACATCATTGAAATTGATCGCACCCATTTTTTACTCCTTTGGGTTACCGCCC